TTTGTCAGGAGGATACCGGCGCAATGGTTGCGCCGGACCGGCCTTGTAGGTTACTACAAGACGTGCGACCTGTATCTAACAGGTCTTGAACCAAAACATCAGTATTGGTTCATACGTAGTCGTATGTACGGTAACGACTACAGCTTACACTTTAAGCGTAAGCTTACCGAGGAATTATCCTCGGGTAACCTGTCTCATGTGAGACAGTGGTTCTACACCGCCAACGGTGTAGTACTCCCATATATACTGGGAGGTGGCGATGACTATGAAGTCATCGACTCCATGACCAAGTTTGTCATGGAGAACTGCGCGAACAATTACGCGCAGTTTATTAGTAGTCTAAAGGCTACTAAGAAGCTGATGAGAAAATCAGCGGCCATCCATGGATGGCGTAGCGGGGGAATAAAGATCCCCCGCAACGGGAAGACTAGATTATGCTTCCCGTACGTTCGGTTATTTAACCGAATCGTCGCGACAAACAACATTTTGCCGCGTAAGGAGAGGTTTCGACTTCTCCTTTTCTGGACCCAATCACGGGCCACAGGTCTTGCCGATGGCAAGATGGTCCAAGCTTCCTTGGACAAGTTTCGACGTACGACGTCGAAACCATCTCAACCTGTTGAGATTGATGTAGGAATCTTTCAGTCCTGCATCCGGACCAGTATTTTAACTGGCCACCCAGCACAAGTTAGTGCTGGGCCAAAGGCTTGTCTTCAAGCCCCTCAGAAGCCTGTGCTTCTGGAGGATCGGTTTTATGCCGATCCCAACCGCCGAGAACCTATCGGCGGTCAGTCTAGGTATTTACATTACCTAGCTACGCACCGTGTGTTACACGGTGTGTACGATATTCAAACATTGGAATATCGTCGTTTCGAGAGACCTCGAAACGTCAGGTCATCAAATGACCTGCTCTCATGGGCTATCCATGAGGCTCTGACACACCCAGAAAGGGTGTGTTCTGTTCGGTATCATTCTGTTGCCGAACAGTCCAAGGCACGGTCTATTACCGTGGCACATTATGCCTATCAGGTCATAATGGGAGTGTTAGCGCATGCGCTAACACCCGCCGTACTATCGGCGGAAACGAAGTCAGGTTTGACTTCGGACAGGCATCTATGGAATTTCCTAGATACCAACCTCTCACCGGAGGTACCCTCCTGGGAGGGTTCGTCGGGATACAAGATCCAGGCGATGTCTCTTGACTTAGAAGAGGCAACGGACCACAGTAATTGGTGGTTCTCTCGGGCCGTCTGGTCCGAGTACATCCGACAAACAAGAGGTCGGATGCAGCCAACAGCGTTGATGCTGTTAGCGAAGAGGTTATATACCTCTTCTCGCCCGGTATTTTACCGGGTGGAAGGAAATAAATATGACTATTTCCTTACCCATCGAGCTGCCTTGATGGGTGACCTTTTCACAAAGGTCGTCTTGACGATTGCTCAAGACTACTCAGCGAGGAAATCCTTGCTGGATTCGCCAATAGGTTTGGCGAAGAATTCTAACATTGTTAGAACGTGTAAGGTTTCACCTTACAACCTCTCCACTTTGGAAGAGGTAGGCCTTCTAGATAGAAAGCCGTCCCGCGAAACAATTCGCGGGGCCTCCTACTCGCTAGTAGGAGACGATATAATAATAACTTATATCGTTATCCTGTCCCTCTTTAGGACAGGATTACTTCCCTACTTTAGGGAAGCTGCCATGTCAATTGACATGAAGATATCGGAGGATGATTCCTTCGATAGTCCTCACCTTATGTTTTATTGTGAGGAAGGGGCCATGGTCCCTAGTAGTGTCCTTGACACTCCACGCCACCAGAGGTGGCGGAATCGAGAAGTTAGTTATCTCGATTATCCTCGATTGAGGCTACTGCTCCCAGTAAAGATGGAGCAGGACATCTACTCACAAACTAATGTGGGTAGGTTCTCCTTATTAGGAAAGGAGAGCCGCTGGGTGATAGATACATCCAGCGTACTTGCAACAAAATTATATGAGGTTGCAAGTTTGGTACAACACCTTGTTGTGCCAAGGGACATAGAATGTCTATGTCCCTTCACCCCCCAAGAAATAGGGGGTGACGGCGCCTATACAGGCGACGTTGATTTCTTCAATGAAATCATCCGCCGGAAATCAAAGGATCCGGCGGAGACACTGTATCGAATGCAGTGTCAGATGATGCGGCTATGGTCGCACCACTTCGTGTCTACTGATAAGGCACGAATGGGGGTGATGAAACATCACCTCATACTCCCAACCTTGGATAGGTTGAGGAAATGGCTGCCAGAAAGGGCAGTCATCGTTCCACCTTCGGTGGAACATGCGGAAGTGCTTCGTGCACTTCCGAGGGGTCTACTGGAGACTCCCTTACAAGTTTTCATGAAACTTGTAAAGAGGTGCTATTATCGGTACCTCTTTGCTGGGAAGATACTTCCCAGCCTCCGCGTTACCGCGGATGTGTCGACCAAGCGTGGGTCGACACCGGAGAGCGCGCTATGGGCGTTCTTCGATATGGACAGATTAAGTGAATATCTGTCCAGATGGCGAAGACCTGGCTTCGACATCAGGGATAACGATCCTTATTTCGTTGTCCCTTACAGACATAAAGACATTATGTCTGTCGGCTGGCAGTGGAAACCACGGCCAGAGCCGAGCAATGAATTTGCTCGGCTTGGTGTCAATGATTTTCTTGACACCATATACTACGGGAAACCAAATCTCGTAGTAACTCAAAGACTCAATATGTTCTTTGAGTCGGACCCGTTAATATTAATACGGGTCCGTGAGGATGCCTCAATTCGAGGCACCATACTGCTTGTCAGTAAAGACAAGCGGCTAGCCGCAAAGATTTGCGGCTTCGTCCGGTCAAACAGAGACCGGTCGTGTCGGGTGCATTTAATACACCCGATCCTCTTCCTTCTAGGAAGATTGGGGGAACCATGGGTTCCCTCAGGTATCCTCATTGAGGACGCCGGTGCGATCAACTGGGTTGGTCGCAATGTCGCAAGTTACGACATTACACACGCAGAGTGCTGCGATGTGAAGGCATACCGAGAGGTATACCAGGGGGTAACATCATGGGTACCCCACGGTTTGAGAGAACCCAAACCGGTCCACGCCCGAGCCAATGTTGGGCGTGAAGGACACGAAGGATTCGTGTCATATCTGTCCCTATCGAGGGGGCAGACTGAGGAGCTGGATTTACCAGCTCAATCTGGGGGGGATGATAATCCCCCTCCTTCCTACATGTAGGATCACACCCTGGTGTGAATTGACCCCATGGGGTCAGTGACCATGGTCACTTCACCACGGGAAGGCCTAAATGAGGCATCCCGCGCGCGAC